CGAGAATCTTCGTATCGGTAGTGTAGAGAGAGCCGCAGTCACCAAAGTTTGTTTCGATATCAACAGGGTAGCAGAGAGAAGTGAAGGACTTGTTCCGCATGATGTCGGGATGGGACCAAACTTGGTAAACCGGGGCGTTGGAGGTGGGGGCCATGATCTCGCGAGTGGGAGAATGGAGAGATGTAAGCCACAAAGTAACCTTTGTATGGATCATTGGCACGTCTTGGCGCTTGATGAAGCGAGGAACGATGTTCGGGAACATCGGGAATTGGATTGGAAGGAAGAAGACGGACAAATCATCATTGGGGTAATGAATGTGGTTGAGATCACGAAGAGGGAGATTAGCGGAGTGACCGCTGGCGATGACGAGGACAGAGTCCTCCTCAAGGAATGCGTTGTAGTAGTGGTGAGGCACTATGACCATACGGTCACAGATACCTGTACCACGATACTCGGCACCAGAGGAGGTCTTGATGAAGACAGCAGATCGCTCTGCAAGGTGGCGGTAGTCAGTGGGGGCTTGCGCGAAGGCGCGCTTAGCTGACTTTGAAGCTGTAAACTTCTCACCAAACCTGCGAGCAGTCTGATATTCCTTTCGGAGGGAACGCATGGAGCGATCAACAGAGGTCTGTTGGTCTGCTTCGAAGGCGCGACGAGTATGTTTGAAACTGTCGCCATGGCGCTCCTCTTCAGTGAAATCATCATCCATGTAGGCATTGCGCCAGCGGGATTTGACATCTCGACCATTCGAGGGGGCTTGTGGGTGCGCGCGGGGACGCGTGTAGTAGGCGTAAGTGCACACGAGGACAGCAGCAGCAGTGAAAGCTGCAATGCATGCCATCGTAAGTTTGCAGGCATAAGCCCAAGCACGTGAGGCGGCGGTACAAGAAGTGAAGATTCCTGTAATCTTGGAACAGATGTTCAGGATGGAGTTGTAGAGTGACTTGAATGGGCGAGTCATAAAACTCCAGGCCTCTTCAGTTTTAGTGAAGAGGGATGTGAGAGCTTCGGAGCAGACTTTGCCGGCTTTCTCGTATGCAGACTTCATGAGGGATACGAAGTGAGCAGTGAGGAGAGAGGCTTCGAAAACGAGACGATCAATGAAATGATTGTCACATTTAGCATTGTCCACTCCAGCGGCTCGATAGAGCTTGGCATAACGGCGGCGGAAGAAAGGATCGTCTGGGCCGTCGTATTCACCAAGATACACATCAAGTATCTTCTGGGGATCCTGCTCCCAAGCACGCATGTATTGGGAGTACGTAACAACGATTTTGCGATCACCGAAACGATTGTTT